GAGGGCGCCGTCTGTGCCGAGCATGTCAAACAGTCCAGGCGAAGGAGCGGCCGAAACCGGTCCCTGGTCCAAACAGTAAAACATGTCAGCCGTAGTAGCACCCTTGTTTTCAAAGTTCCATTGCGCGACATAGATATCGGCGGTCCCTCCTGGGGCGACGACATCTGAGATGATGAGATCCAAGCTAGTCTTCTGTCGGGTGATGGTGGACAGCCCCCGGATTCCGTCAAAGGGCGAACCGAAGTCCTCCGTATCAGGATTCTGAAGAGCCGTATCAACAAACGCCGCAACGTCTTGACTACTAGGCTTAATGCTATTATCATTGATATTCATTGTGATTATTAGGCCCCGAGGCTTTATTTAATCACTTGCTTTCGATTCCCCACCGAATCGTAAGCTGCGCTATTACGTGTGTCGCTCGTCATCCTCATCAAACAACTCGTTCCACTTCTCCGTTTCACGCTCCCACTGGGCAGCATACTCTTGGGCATACACTACATCCTTAAACAACGGGCTTTTTGCAAACTCTACATCACCGATTTGATCAATGACTGCGTGCACCTGACTTTCGTTAGGATGCATCGCCGTAAAGTATTGCATTATTGCCTTCGCTGGATTCGTATACACCGCCGTGCGATGACTTCTAGAAAACAATGTAGAACAGAAATTGAACTCGTCTTCACTCATAACAATCTCCTTTATCTTTTTATGCATCAACCGATTCTTCTCGACATAGGTTTCCCCATCGATACCGGCACCGTTGAATGCACAATCGTCTCCCATGGTCATAATCTCGCTCGGATTCCAAGCTACGCCCATACTCTCTAAAACAGTGCCATGCCCCATAGATTTATTAGCTCCATTACCACTTGACGTAGTAATGTCTCCAGACTTTTGGTGTCCTTGAAACTCCTGCTGAAGCACAAGCCCACTACTGAGCACAACTATACACTGCGCGCGGAAGAACATTTGCAATATAAGCATCTTCATATGCCATGAATCACTTTCCATTACAATCTTGATATTATCAAGCACACTACGCCCCTCGTCGATTTTATACCCCAAAAGGGCACATCTTCGAAGGCCGTCAGCCATCAATTCCTTAAAAGTAACAGTGTAATCATACATTGAATTATCAGTACTTGCCAACAACTCCCACGACTCTATTATTTCGAACAACTTAGTAAACCCCTCCAAGTCCATGGGCATGCCAGACTTACTATGTACTTTGTCCCAGTTTTTCACAAAATCGTTGTCCATATGCTTTGTCAGCATCTTACCGCAGATTTGATCAACCAATGACAGGTTCCATATCAATCGAGCAACACCTTTGTCGAGTTTCGAGATCTTTGTAGGTTCATTTTTGATAAACACTTTAATCGGATCACACAATCCTCGACGCACAGCTTCCTCAGGAGAAAAGTTCCACCACTCAACTCCACCACTTAAAACATTCGTTAGACACGTGAATCTGTGCACAACCAACGCAAATAAGTCCTGTACGTACATCAACATACTGGAATTCTTCGCGTGCTTCAGCTGGTAGGGAAACCCCGGACCACTCTCCGGAGGAAGGATTGACTCCTTTCCATTAATACACTCCGTGAACGCCCTAGCTAGGTCGTACACATCGTGTCTCAACTGTTTCCCTCTAAACAACGGCATCTGCTTGAGGTCATGCAACACTTGCTTCTTCACAATTCTCGACGGTATCACCAGCTGTTCCTCAAGGCCCAATTTCACCTTTTCAAGTTCATGAGCTTTTATTGAAACATACTCAGCATGCCCACCACGCGTGGGCATTGCGAGATCCCTCAGCTTGGGATACTTCGCATAATACCATTCCATCTCTTGTTCGCTGTGACGGATTCTGGTGGGTGGATTGTAATTTTTCCCGATTGGTTGGGACCAACCGAGTACTTTCCACATACACTTACCGTTCACGCTAATATCTTCGTAACTATACAACTCACCAAGTTCATCTGCCGGAACGATCCTCATCAGTTCACCCCAGCCCCCTTCCTTAGTTCTTGCTGCATAGTGGGCACGAAATTCAGGTAGCGGCCTGCCCATTGCCACTGCCTTTCCAAACTCCCCAGCATTCTGATAGTAATTACAC